CGAGCAGCGCATCAATCGTGACCGATCGGCCAAGGTTCGGCGTCACCAGATGCCAGAGCGCCGCGTCTGTCCACGCGCGCGCCTTGCCGCGCTGAATTTCCTCGGGGAACTCGTAAAGGACGGGCAGCGTTCTGACCCGTTCCGTGACCTGTCCGTCCCTGACCGCCCGGGCATAGTCCAGCTCGCTCCGGAACACGCCCTGCGGCGGATGATCCGATTGCGTCGTGATCATGACCAGCAACGATTCCGGAAACGGCAGCATCCCGCCCCGGATTTGCCGGATCACGTCGGCGGCATAGGGCACCTGCCCCAGGATATGGACCTCGTCGATCAGCGCAAAGATCGGCTTTGCGCCGGTCAGAACATCCATGCCGAAGGTCCGGATCATCAGCCGCGCACCGGTCACCCGGCAGCGGATCGTCTTCTTGTGGTCCTGGACGTGAAAGCGTTTCTGCAGAAACCCTTCGGGGTCTGCATCGATCATTCCCCTCGCCTGCTCGAAGGCCGTCTCGCTGATCTTCTGCGTCGGGCCGATGATCAGCATGTCAGCATTCCGCCGGCGGTTGACCAGCATGAAGGTCAGCGCGATGGCGGCGGCCGATGTCGTCTTTGCGTTCTTTTTCGGCACGAGGACAAAGACCTCGCCGACTTGGCGAACCTCCTGACCTCCCGCATTCCGCTGCATCGAACCGAAAGCCGCGCGGACGATGTCCCGCATCCATTCGCCGGCCGCCTCTGCCAGCGTCGGCTGATCCGGAACGTCGGGCAGCCGCAGCCGGTTGAATATCTGCACCGCCCGATCCGCCGCCGCATCGTCAAGCGGCAGATCGGCAATCGGCGTCTCGCCGCGCGCGAGCCGGTCAGCCCAATCCGGGCAGGCGAAGTCGAGCGGCATGTCAGTTCAGCAGGTCGCCCCAGGACGGCGGAGGTTGCCGCGCCTCTTCCCCGGCAAGGGCCTTCTTCCCCACCGGCTGCGGCACCCTTGGCTTGGCTGTCGTCATCGGCGCGACAGACGGGCGCGTGATCGACAGGACTTCCTTCGTGGCGCCGACATGGCCTTCCTGCATCTTGCGAACGAGCGCCTGCATCGCGATGCCCTCCATGAAAAGCGCCCCGTGCTCCAACTCGCGGGAAAAATGCTTGCGCAACGTCTTTTCATCGCAACCCATGAAGGATGCGATCTGCCCATGCGTCCAGTTGCGCGCGCGCAGTGTCATCACAAGCATCTGATTCTCTTTGCTTTTTGCAAAGCACGGCCGGCCCCGCGGATCACGGATTGCGGTCATGGGCTGGCCGAACAGGTCAAGGTCGACCCGGTCGGCCTCGATTTCTGTCTCGGCCAAGAAAAAAATCTCCGCGTGAGAAGGCAACCGGTCTACAGTTGCCTCTGTTCCAGACTTTTGCCCCCCCCTACCCGAGCGCGCCGGTCGCCTCGACCCGCTGCTTGTGCCGGTCGTGGCAGGGCTTGCAGAGGCATTGCAGGTTGCCCTCGTTCCAGAACAGCGCTTCGCTGCCCCGGTGAGGGATGATGTGGTCAGCGACCAGTTGCGACGTGTCGGTTTCGACCTTGCCGCACCCCGGCCACTGGCAGGTGAACAGGTCGCGGGTCAGGATCATCCAGCGCAGACGCTGCCAGCGCGCAGTCCTTTGCCAGGCGCGCCCCTCATTGCGGGATGTGCGATCCTGCGCGCTGTCCGTCGTCACGAAAGCGACACGCGGCCCGAGCCTGGCAACCCGCGGCTTGAGACTGCCGAGCCTGGCCATGCCTGCCCCGTCAAATGAAACGCCCGGCAGGGTTCCCCCTCCGGGCGCAGCTTCACATCATAGGTCGTGTTACGAGGTCACGGGCCTCTTTTGTCAAGCCCCTTTTCAAGAGGCATCGCGCAGTCGTTCCAGCGCCGCGACAAGCTCGGCCATCAGCGCGGCTCGCCGCGCGGGCGTTACCGCGATCCGCAGGTGGCGCATGAGCTGCGTGAGCGTCTTGCCTGACAGGCAGACAGCGTCGACAACCGTCCTGACCGCGATGTCCCGCCCCATCGCTTCGCCGATCAGCACGCCGTCCCCGATCGCCTTGCGCATCCGCTCCAGCCGCGCACTCCGCAAGATCACGCCATCCATCCAGTCGCGGCTTTCGCCCGCGCCAATGCGCGGCTCGAGGCTTGTGCCCTGAATACCCTCTGCCGAAACCCGCTCGACAAGCGCGGCATAGGCCCGCCCTGCCTCGACCTGTCCGATGGTGAAGAGCGGCGGCGCATCCTTCGCTGTCCGGCGATGGTTCAGCGCCATCATGTCGAACGCATCAGCCGCCCGCACGGGATGATGACCGTCCCGCGATGACCGCCTGACCCGCGGCCCAGATGGTGTCTGGACGGTTTCATATTGCGGCACGACGACCTGCGGGCCACGCGCCGGAGCGGCGACGATCTCGGCACTCGCATGTTCCGGCGGCAAAGCAGTCCTGATCTTGCCGGCCACCCTGTCGCTTTCCTCTGTCAGCCAGGTCCGCACCGCATCTCGACCCTTTCGCGCCACCGCGCGCCGCCCGTCTCTCAACATCTTGTGCCTCTTCGTGCTGTCACAACAGGTTCTTGTTTTCTGGTCTGTCCCGCATGGGAGGATAGGGAAGATGAAACCGGATTGCGGGATCTTCACTGTCAGACTGACCGATTTCCTACCTATCTGAAATCATTGCGTTATTCTTTCGTTATGGGAGGTATGGGAGGATAGGGAAGATATTCCCAAGAGGTCCTAGAGGCTTTCATTCTCTCTCCGACCTATCTCTCGCGCGCATGGGAATACTGTTGCCAAAGTCCTCCCGATCCTCCCGCGCATCCCGAACCGGCCCGCAACATGTTGATTGTGCGACCGTTCCCCCTGACCCCTGATGACACGCAGCCCTCCCGTAACAGGCCCATGATCCTCCCAATCCTCCCGTCAGAAGTCGACACTCGGGGTGTGGGGTTCGCTCACGATGCCGCCGTGATCGCCCGCCGCGTCCACCGCCCGGGCAAAGGCATCGGTCAGGCGGATGCCGATATATTGCATGCTCGACGCCTTCGACTTGGAAAACCGCTTGCCCGTCTCAGGGTGGCGGAATGTTCGGGCCTTCTCCGACATGCCGCGGCTGATCGTCGTGTCGCGCCAGACGCTCAGGCCGTTTTCCGACAGGAACAGATGCACCGCCTTGACCATGCGCGCGGCCGGGATCGCATCGGCCTGGTCGCCGGTGATGACGCACCTCGTCATCAGGAACCGCCCGAGGGGATCGCTTTCCTCGCGATAGTCCTCGGTCGCCTCGCGCACCGAGGCAGGCGGCGCAAGGCCCATCTCCAGGTAGGACAAGAGCCCGTCCACCAGCCACGTCAGAATGCCCGCCCGCTCGGCCCAAAGCCGCTCGCCGAACCGCTCGTCGCGCTCCTCGCGCGGAATCTGCACGTCGAAGGGCACCAGCATGACGCGGCGCCAGATGCCATCATCCGTGCCGCGAATGTCTGGCTTGTGGTTCCCGCTCATCGTGATCTTCCATGTGGGCGTCACGTCGATCTGCTGGCCATACATCGGCCGCACCTGAATAGGCTCGCCGCCGGTCATTTGCTTGACGAGGCTTTCCTGCAGAGGCATGCCCTGGTCAGGCTCGGATGTTCGCACAAAGCGCGACCCCAGAAGCGGCATGAGGTCCGGAGTGGCATCCGCCCCGCCGCGCTTGTTCGTGCCGGTGATCGACTCGATCTTGAGCATGGCGGCATAGCTCGACAGCACCCGCGCGATCGTGTCGACCAGCACCGACTTGCCGTTCGCACCCGACCCATAAAGGAACGCCATGTGCGAGCTTTTCAGCGCGGTCATGCTCAGACCGAAATGCCGCTGCAGGAAGTCGCGCTTGTCCTTTTCGGGCTGAATGCGCCGCAGGAACGCATCCCAGAGCGGCGCCTTGGCGTCGGGGTCATAGACGATCGGCACGATCTTCGTCACGAGCTGGTCGCGGCTGTGCGGCTCGATGACCACGCGCGCCACGGGCGTGTCGCCCTGCCCGCTCGGCTGCGACACCGAAAACCGCAAGAGCCCGTTGAGGCAGTTGACCGCCATCGGATCGGCGTCGAGCTGGTCGAATGGCACCGATAGCGACACATGCGCTTCGACCAGGAACTTGTCGATCCGGCCCGAATTGCCCGTGTCCTTGGCATGCGTCCGCCGCCGCGCCACCGACTTGTCGAACCCGTCGAGATGCTTGTCGAGCGCGGCGATCCGCGCCGGGATCGCGGCCATGGCCGCGTCATCCTCTGCCGCCCGGCTGGCCTGCTGTGCGAGCGCCCGATATTGCGACCGCAGCCGCTCCCGCTCTTCGGCGAAGGGCAGCTGATCGGCGCGCGGCTGCAGGAACGCGGTTTCTTCTTCGATCAGCGGATGCAGCTTCTGGCCCATCCGGCGCACGGCCAGATCATACTCGTCGCGCTGCCAATGCGTCCCTGCCCAGGCATACCACTTGAGCGTCGGCACCCAGCGGAAATCCTCGCCGAAATGGATGATGAAGCGCCGCCCGTTGCCCACATCGTTCAGCGGCTCGGCCGCCGCGCGCTGCACGGGCGAGGCATCCTCGGGCACCGGCGGCGGGGGCGGATCATCGCCATCATCCTCGGGCGCGGCCGGCGGCACCCCGCCCATGTCGATGTCCTCCGGCTCGGCCATCACGCGGCGCACGCGGTCAATCGGATCAGTCATGCGATTGGCTCCCGAAAAGCGGCCCGTGGGAATTGGCGATGCGCGCGCGGGCGATCTCGGCATAGTCGGGGTCACGCTCGATCCCGATGAACCGGAAGCCCTCCATCACGGCGGCGCGACCAGTGCTGCCCGACCCCATGAACGGGTCCAGGACGATCCCGCCCGGCGGCGTGACAAGGCGGCAGAGGTATTGCATGAGGTCAACCGGCTTGACAGTGGGGTGGTGGTTGCGCTGCGGCTTCCACCGGCCATACGGATTGCCGCCCTCGCCGCGCTCGGCCTTTTCCGCGTGGTTCGGGCGAAACTCCGATGCGGCAGAGGCGCGCTCGGCGGCATGGTCCAGCCCGTCGTCGCGGTCGGCCTTACCCGCCTTGGCGGTGTAGAAGAAGCGCGCGGCGCTGCCAGTGCCTGCGTCCCGTAGTTGGCCCTGCTGATCGGCCATGCCCCAATCGTCGCCGTCCCGCTTGCCACGCTTCAACGTTCGAGCGGGACCGCTGCCGCCGCTTTCGGGAAACAGCGCCAGCACCTCGTCGCTGCCGTCATGGATCAAATTCGCGGGCCAGCGGCCGGCAGGCGATACCGAGTATGTATTCTGTATCCCCCCGCTTGTGCCGCCGATGAACTTGCCACGCCGAAAGTCAGTTGTCGTTTCTCTATCCCAGTTGCGCGCCAGATCGTCTTGGTCAGGCGCCTCGACCCTGCACCCGTCGATATTCAGCGCGCCCGTTCCATGCGCGAGCACGTTCTGCGCGACCGTGCCGATCAGCGGCTTGCGGGCGACGGTGATCGGCTCCAGCGCGGGCTTGAGCGCGGTGCCCCAGCCCTGCCATTGGCGGGCGGCGTCGGTGGCGGGAGCAGATATGTCCCTCATTCCGCTTGCCCCTAAGGCAATGGCCCCGGCTTGATCCGGATGATTGCCGGGCTTCGTCGGTACCATAATTGCCTCCCGCTCCGCCCCCGCCGCCTTGTCAATCGCCTTGCTCACGTCATGCGATTTGGGGAAGCCCGAGCCATAGACCCACGCGATCATGTCCCGTATCTCGAACCCCGCGTCCTCGATCCTGACCGCCATCCGGTGCTGGGTCCGCGTCCCGGCGAAGGCCAGCAGATACCCGCCCGGTTTCAGGACGCGCAGGCACTCGGCCCATATCTCGACCGATGGCACATCGTAGTCCCACCGTTTGCCCATGAAGCTCAGGCCATAGGGCGGATCGGTGACAATGGCGTCGACGGACGCATCCGCCATCCCCCGCATGACCTCCCCGCAGTCCCCGACATGCAGCGCGGTGGGGGTCATGACATCGCCTCGCGCTCTGCGGCAACCGGCCCGGCCCATTGCATGGCGCAGGCCTCGGCCATGCCCTGAAACGTCCGGCTTCTGATCTTCCACCGATCCGGCCCGGGCGGCGCGCGATGCACGGCGGACCATGCCTTATGCTCGTTCGTGCCCCGCTTGGGCGGGGTCAGGGGGTTGGTCGCCACGAGCCTTGACAGGCCGCGCAGGTAGAAGCCGGTGCCCTTGAAGAACGGCTCGCCGAACCACCATGGCTGCACGATCTGGGGGCGCGGCAGGTCGGCTGGCAGCCGCGCGCGGCCATGCCGGTGCATGATCGGATTTTCAATGGCCACACGCTCAATCGGCGCCGTCCAGCAGGCCGAGAACAGCGCGGCGCCTTCGTCAAGCTCGGCCCACACCTCTTCGCGGCTGCGCCCCGGCGGGGGCTGGTGCAGCCATCGGACGCCCGAATTGCACAAGCGGGTGCAGGGCGGATGCATGACGGCCAGCATGTCCCATCCGTCGC